CTTCTTTTTCTTCAATGTATTTTTCTGTTTTTAATTCCTCTAATGTTCTTCCTTGAACTTCCAAAGCTTTTTCATTTACTTCTGAATTTTCAAAAGGTTTTATGTAAAAATTAAATTTTTCTACATCTTTTTTATCAATTCTTATTATTCCTGAAAGTTGTATTAGTGCAGCTTTTTCTGGATTAACTCCACCTGTTTCTGTATCTATAAAAATTATCTTATTCATTTATCCTCCTTACTTTATATTTAAACTATTCTTTTCTACTATATTTGCACCTTGCACATTTTCTCCAGCTTCAATAGCTTTCTTAATTTCAGTTTTTGAGATTTTTTCTTTTGTTTCTATCTCAATAAACTTTTTATCTATTAAGCTTTCATCATAGATATTTACTGATTTTGATTTTCTTAAACTTAGATTTCCAAGTTCTGTTTCTATTTTAGTAATTCCCATCATTTCCATATTTCTAACTATGTATTCTTTTCTACTATTTATTTGATTAGAAATAGATTTTTTTAAAGCTTGAAGTCTTTTTATTTCTTCATCAACTCCATTTAACATTGCTTCAGAGTTTTTAAAAGATTTAATTATACCTGCCCCTTTTGTTTGTAATTGTATTTGAAGTTCTTGCTCTAAAATATCAATTACACCATCATCTTTAATTTCTCCTGTTTCTTCATCTATACAACTTAAAAACAATTCATCTAAAGCTCTCATTTCTTTTGTTATTTCATATAATTTCATTATTCTTCCTCCCATTCTAAATTGTCATAAGCATATCTAATTGCTCTATCTATTATTTCTTGTCTTGATAAACCACTTTCTTCAACCATTTCATCAATATACTCAAGAGTTGAATATCTAACTCTTACTACTTCAGTAAGTCTTCCAGCGACTCTCTTTTCTCTTTTCTTTGGTAATGTAAACATACTCTCTAGCTCCTCTCCTTATTTCATCATCGATAAAGGCATAACGATATAGTCAACCTTATCTTTACTAAACTTAACAGCACAGTTACTATTTTTTCCTATTGCTAAATCAAACTTACTATTTTTAGTCCATTTGAACCACAAGTCTAAGTATTTACAGTTTAAATCAGTTATTAAACTTGTTCTATCTTTCTCTAGCTCTAGTATTTCCAAAACTAACTTAGAATCTTCATTTGGATAAGCTTCAACAGTTACTTTTCCATTTTCAAAGTTAAAGTATTTTTTGTAACGCTCTTGTCCAGCTGGAGTTTTTAACATCTTCCAAACTACGTTTTCAGTAAAATTAATGAGAGGATATGCTTCAGAATGGCTTTCATATTCTAAGTCTTCAACTACTTTAGATATGTCAGGAACTTTTATATCCTTCATAGGTTCATACTCAGTAACTTCCATTTCTACCTGAACTGCGATTTTTCCATCTTTAAGTACAGCTATCGAGTTAGCCTTTTTTAAGTTGTCTAGTATGTCGTATATACGGATAGTGTCTGACCCTGGTAACTCTTCATGTGAGTCTTTTACTGTTGCTAGTCTATATGTATCTGTAAATCCAGCATACTTTCCAGCAACTATCAAACCTTTAAGTTCTCCAGATTTTGCAATACTAGCGAAGTGATTTAACGCTTTTATCTCATCTTTTTTCAAAACTAGAACTTGTTTTCCCATATTTTCAGAATTGTATTCAATTATATTCATTTCTTCTCCTTCCTTAATTCTGCTAACTTAATTCTTATTTTTGCTATATTCAAACCTGTTTTTGTGAGTTCAGCAATTGAACTAATTAACTTGCATTTATTAAGAACTTTTAATTCGTTTCTAGTCACACAGATTAAATTGTCCACATCAAGATTAGTTTTATCTCCGTCAGCGAAGATAATTACAGAGCCTTTTGGAATCTTCTTTTTATGGCGTTCTTCCCAAATTATTCTATGTTTTAAAACCCATTTTCTCGGATCAGCTATTTTTATAAAGGTATAACCATCTATAAGTCTTTCACTTCCAACAGGCTTCCAATTCTTCGGCCTATTCCCTTTTTTGAAAGAAGTTCTGTTAGCTCCCATATACCCCTTCTTCCCCTTATTCCACGGGATAGATCCTTTTTTATAAAGGCAACCTCTTGTTCCAGTGTGGATTTTCTTTCTACTAAGAAGGCTTTTTATTATTTCTGTAGTTACACCTAAATTAAACTTAATGTTGAAAAGCTCCGTTATTTCTTTATATGTTTTCCCTGGAGTAACTTCTTTCAAAAATTCAATCATTTCATCAGTGTATTTTTTCATAATCTACCTTTCACTTAATCCTTCTTTTTACTTTTTAATTTCCAAGCAGCATGTTTTAATTTAACTATTCCTAGCCCTACTTTAGTTAAGTCTGCATCATCTTTTTTTAATCTATGTAAATTAAGTTGTCTCAATTCATTTCTTGATATACAGATTAAATTATCTATATCGAAATTAGATTTATTTCCATCTGCAAAGATGATTACATGATTAGATGGGATTTCTCCGTGAGTTTTTTTCCAAATAACTCTTTGTTTATATTCCCAAAAGTTTGGAGCTTTTGTTTTTACTATAGTGTATCCGTCATTAGTTATGTACTCGCTCCCAACTGGCTTTTCTATCCAAATAACATCTCCATTTTTATCATATCTCCTAGGCTTTACACCTGTTTTAATTCCTTTGTTCCATGGAGTGAGCCCTTTTTTGAATCTAGTATCACTCAATTTTAACCCTCCAACATTTTAGGTAATTTATTATCAGCATTTAACATATCATCTTTAAACTTTGCAGCTTTTAATGCTAGTTCTCCATTACTTATAATTACTGTTGCTATTTTTATCATAGAGTCGCTTCTAGCTATTTCTTTTTCTAAATCTTCAGAGCTTATATCATCTTTACTTAATTTACACATTTGCTCAAATAACTTTGTATTCAAATCGGATAATGTATTCATTCTTTTCTCTCCTTCCAGTCCATTTCTTCTGCTTCTTTTTTTTCTTTATAGAGTTTAATAGCCATATCTTTAGCACTATAATTTCTCATGCCTATTACTTTTTCTCTACTTCTCTTTTTATAAGCAGCATCTGCTTTACTCTTATCTCTCCAAAATTGCTTTTCACAAGCAGCAGAGCAGTATTTCACTCGTTTATCTTTTATATCTGTAACATAGACGTGAACTCCACAATGAGCACAAACAAATTCTCTTGGACAGTCTACGTTACTATAAAATTGATTGACGTTTATTCCCATTTATCCACATCCTTGCTATTTTCAAAAGATTAGTGTATAATTTAGGTGAAATATTACCTAAATATTTTTTCTTGAGACATCTGTGTTAGTTTGGTCGCTTACTACAGATGTTTTTCTTTTGTTATATGCAGCTAATATGCTAGCTATTACCAATGCTAGTTTCTTCATAACTCTTCTCCCTTGTGTTTCTCAAACCAAGATGTTTTTTCTTTTTTATAACTTTTTCCAGCTAAGAAATTTAACCAATGAGCTTTTATAATTAAGTAAGCCCCTCTTTCGTTTTCTTCATTTTTCTTTTTGTAGATACACCCAGGAACCTCATTAGCACGAATTAGACAATAAACATCATCTTTGTTAAGTTCACCGTCAGATAAGGCTACTGCTTCATCTACTGTTATTTTGTAATTTGCCATTTTGCACCTCCTTTTTAATTGTTTAATTTTATTAATTGCTCTATGATATCCATGCATTCATTTTCAACGAATGTTAGATTATTAGCAGGTTCACTATTAAAATGAGCAGTGTCAAACCCAATGTAATAAGCCTTATCTTTATAATCTTTAAATCTGTATCCACTGTAAGTTAATCCACCATGACACTCAATATCGTTGATATCGTCATAGTGTTGCTCGAAATAAATATGATTTTTTGGTACTTCTACATATCCGCAATACCAACTAGAAAATCCGTTATCTGTATGAGTAATTACATAACTAGAACCTTTAAAAATTCCAATTTTCATAACTTCAAAGCTCATTTTTTTATCCTCCTTATTTAAAATAAATCTCCAAAATCATATAACTCTATATATTTGCAGTAAAATCTGTAGACAATATTAATTAGCCATTTTACTTTATATTTAATTACATCTTTAAAAGATGGTCTTGCAAAAGTTTCATCTTTATTTATTTTCATTATTAGCCTCCATTCTTTGATATGCTTGCATTACTGCTACTACATCTTTTAATTTTGCAGTAGCAGGAAACGGTATTATTTTTATTAATCTTAAAAATTCATTTCTATGTACTCCCATTTTCATATCCTCCTTTAATGTTTCATTCCTTTATAAAGTTTTTCTAAATTATCTAATGCTGCATCTTTCATTTCATGTTTACTAACTTCTAAAATATCTTTGATATTTGAGTACCAAATTTTAGCTATTTTCTTATCAGAATAGTGACTGTAGTCAATTCCTAAAAAGTCCATTTGCATTTTTTGGCTTAATACCACTAATCCGAATATTATTCTTGCTTCATGATTTTTAAAATATAAATCTTCCATACTCCTCCTTTCTTTTTTTGTTTACTTTAAGTGTCTAAAAAGTTTAAAAAAATATTTTTTCTCTTTCTTTTTCATTAAGATTTA